GTTGTTGATGTGCCATTAATATTTTCTTTTTAAAATTGTAACACCATGATTATTAGCGAACTTCTCATAGACATACCAATTACGATTTGAATATAAAAATTCTTCAATCGCGGGCCAAATACCTTGAGTTCCACTCATGTCTTTAAAGTCATAAAACTGAGTATCATGGAAACCAATATATTTTTTAGCTTTATCAGCGTGGCGAATTAATTCACCTTTTACCTGATCATACGAGTGCCAAGTATCTAAAAATAAGAAATCACATTCTTCAATCTCATTTTCAAGAGTATTTTGTTGTCTGAATTCTAATTCAATACCCCACTGATTAGCTCCTTCAATAGCTGTTTCTAATAATTTATCACCCCAAATATTTGGATGGTCAATATCAATACAAACCATTTTTTTACCTGAGGGCATAATCATATTATCTACTTCATTCCAACGGTGATTAAATAAATGATCTTGCCAAATGTCTCTAGCTGGATCTGATAGACCCATTAAAAACCCATAAGTACCTACTACTGAACGAGTACCCATTTCAATAATAGTATCACATTCTTTAGCATATCGTCTAAAATTTTTCTACGATGTGGTTCCATTATTTTCCTTTTAATGTTTGTTTTAATTTTTCAAGATATAAAATACCATCTTGTAATTCTTGTTGAGCATGGTTAATCCAGTCCAATACTGACAAATCTTGTCTATCAAGGGTATGTCCATATTTTTCTTTACCTTTGGTTGCTCTTGAAATAAAACTATCAACAATAGTATCTACTACTGAATCTGTTCTATCAACTGTTCTTGTTTTTGGTGTGTTGAATGTCACCCCATAGATTTCACTATTTTTTGTCATAACTTATTCTGGAAAATATTGGTTTAAAATATCTAGTTGGTCTTGGTATTTGGCTACTTGTTCTAATTCCACTTCAATTGCCTCAATAATATCTGAGTGTTCTCCAATACCAGTAGGATTAGCTAGATAAATTTCAATATTTGCTAAATGTTTATCAACATGCCCTTGAGCATGAGAACGAACTGCTTCTAATAATATTTTTCTCATTTAATTTCTTTTAATAACTTTTTAATTTCTTTTTCATCTACACCTGATTTTTCAAGGATATGTTCTATACCCTCTCTTTTAAGAATATATACATAATCTTCTGCCTCACCTAAGGAAATTGTATAGTGATCAGCAATGTGTTGTAATACAGATTCGTTTGTTTTTTTACGTGAACTTTTCACGTACTTAAGGAAGACATTTTTCTTAGGTAACATATGGCAGTAGTATTTATAGGTTTTTTCTTTTTCAGGTAACGGGATTCTTTGGCCATAATTAGCAACCTCAGTATATCCCTCATACATACTAACAAATCGATGAACCATGTAAGAATTAAACGAATTTTGCTGGTCTTCTGTGAAGGATGACCAAGTTGATTTCGTTGTTGTTATCTCCTTAAGCCAATCAAATATTGTCATTTGATTCTTCTTCGAATTCAGCTCTTAATTCTTTAGGAAGCAATTCTACTAATACATTTCCTGTTTTTACATCATAAAATACAGGTACTGGAATAACTCCGTCCTCTGATGTACCTGTTACAAAGCGAGATACTTTACGTAAAATAACTCCTTCAGCAAATACTTGATTACCTTCAGGTGATGTGATTGCTCTAGTGTTTTTGATGTCAATGTTGACATTCATCTGTGGTTTATTGCTCATATTCTTCTTTTTTATGTTTTTTCCAATCTAAATAAAATCCGGTAGCAACTAATATATTCATACCGAATGATGCTATAATTTCTTTAATATCATCATAAACGTTCATAGTTAGGTGAACATGTCCTACCATCCAAAAAGGAACAGATAAGTTACTAGCCACCCATACTATAAAAAACGTTATGAATTTCCTCATATAACTCTTTTACTTGAAATTAATGACAAAATTCTAGATATCAAAGCCATAATGTTAATTTCTTTATCTAATCTAAAATTAGCATGATATTGATACTCTTCAATATAAATTACTACCTCGCCTACACTTAATGGAGCATACTTTTCTACATTGTCATATAAGTACCTAAACATGTCCTCAAAATCACTTACATTTGAGTCAGCAATTATTTGTCTAATGTTATTAAACGATTTAGCTGTTGGTTTACATAGTTCCGCAAGCACCTTGTTTTTGTAGCTATTAGACACTAATATACTCTTATCTACAACTATTTCATCGCCGTTAACACTCATTTGTAGTGTATTAAGCATTTTACGAATATCAGGATAGTGTTGGTTAATAACTGATTTTAAGTCATCAGCACTCATACCAACATTTTCTTGTTTAAGAATGTCTATAATATGATAAGCAATCTCTTGTTTAGATGGAGGTACAATTTTTAATACCTGACAGCGAGATTGTAGAGGATCAATTACACGCTCAATATAGTTACAAGTTAAGATAAAACGAGTTGATCTTGAAAATGTTTCAATAATGTTACGAAGTGCTGCTTGACCCTGAATAGTAATGTAATCTGCCTCGTCTAAAATAATTACTTTAAATGGTTTAAATGAGGCAACAGAGGCAAAACCTTTAACTTTTTCACGAATTGTGTCAATTCCGTTTTCATCACTTGCGTTAATATACAAATACTCACAATCTAGATTATTAACAATAAGTTTTGCTAATGTAGTTTTTCCTGTACCTGCTGTTCCGTAAAACAAGAAGTTTTGAATATCATTTTGTTTTAAGTAATGGCCAATCGTTTGTTTGATATTTTCATTACCAACATAATCCTCAAGTGTTTGACTACGATATTTTTCAACCCACAAAGTATGTTCTCGTTTTGCCATGTCTTAATCTATTGTATAATCTCCGTAAATTGAATATTTTTTAGGTTCTGGTTCTTTAACTTCAATTTCGTTACTAATGATAGCATAAAGTTTACCTTCAGTTAAACCTAATCTAAAAGCATTTGGTTTAATCGTAGATACATTATAATAAGCTTCTAAAGCATCTGTTAATCCGTTTTGAATTCCTTCAACACCAATTACTTGCCATCTATCACCAGGGGGAATACGATTCGCAATTTCAATATTTTTTTCTATAACTTCTTTTTTTCTCATAACTTAATTGATTTTTTCATGTAAGGCAGTAGACTATAATAAGAATAATTTACCATTGTAGTTTCGTTATGTTTAGATAATCCAAAATATAGATTATGATCATCACTAACAGCATCAGGTACAAAATATACTTTTATAATTGTATACTCTATAGCATCTATATAAATAGTTTTTCCTATTAAGTCTACTGCGTCTTGCATGTTGTTAAATTTACATCATTCCCATCATGTTTCCAAGCCCATCATCGTTTTTTTCTTCGGGCTTGTCAACTACAACTGCTTCTGTTAAGAGGATAGTACCTGCTACTGAAGCAGCATTTTCAATAGCTGTACGAGTTACTTTAGCTGGATCAATAACACCAATTTCTCTCATGTCATTAAAATCATCTTCCATTAAGTTAAAACCCCACCAATAATCACCACCGGTAGCACCTAACAAAGCATTGTAAATGTCTTCTTGCTCAAAACCAGCGTTTGATAAAATTTTCTTAAATGGTTCAGCACAAGCGTTGTAAACAATTTTACCACCAATACTATCGAAATCACTAATTCCATTTCTAGCATGCAATAAAGCCATTCCACCACCTGGTACAATACCTTCTTCTAAAGCAGCTTTAGTTGCTTGAAGAGCATCATCTACACGGTCTTTTTTCTCACGCATTTCTGCTTCTGTAAATCCACCTACGTGTACAATTGCTACACCACCAATAAACTTAGCTAAACGTTCTTGCAATTTTTCTTTTTCATATGGTGAAGTTGCCTTTTCGATTTGGATTTGAAGTTCTTCAATACGATTTGTGATTTTATCTGAATCACCTTTACCATCAACAATAGTTGTAGTATCTTTACCTACTGTAACTACACGAGCTTCACCAAACCAATCCCAACTAAATTTATCTAATTTCATACCTTTTTCGGTACTGAATACTTGACCACCAGTCATGATAGCAATATCTTCAAGGATAAGCTTACGACGATCTCCAAAGTCAGGAGCTTTAACAGCAACTACTTTCAAAATACCACGAGCTTTGTTTACAATCAAAGTAGCAAGCGCTTCACCTTCTACATCCTCAGCAATAACT